CACAAGACTCGCGAAAGACGCCTTCAACAAAGGACTTGTCGCGGTTAACGGAAAATCCAAGAAGGTCAAGGAGGCGAGTGACCCGATAGGCCACTCGCGAATGACATATGATGTCATCTCCAAAGACCCCCCAATAACCGACCAGTTCATCACTGGAAAGTTTTTGGATATCCGAACTGTACGGTCGAACCGGTTTAACCCGGAAAGACTTGATACAGGCGACAACGACGCTGGAAAAGATTATGGTCTCCAGAGGGAACGTAAAACCGTTCCCCATGGTAGATACCATGTTCAATTCCAGCAGCTCGTTAGCTAGGGTCCCATAAGGGGACCTAAGCAACCGTAACACATCCAATACTGGACGTGGCAGGGCCCAAGCTAACATAGGTAAACCTATTGAGTCAGAAGCATCGCTTAGATCTAGCGTAGCTAGAACATCAGTCGCGCTTCCGAAACGAGCTGCCTCCTGATTGATCTGCGGTTGGGAAGTAATATCGAGTCCAAAGAAGGACACGAGTCTTTCCTCCAACAGTCGGCCGAGCCCAAGCTGATAAAACATATTCAGCGAAGGTTCAATGGCAATCAATCGAGATTTAGTGTCGTCTTTCGGGACGAAGCTGAACCTACTACCTGTCACGAGCTCGGGATCGCCGTAAAGGCCTTGGCGGATAGACTCCGCCGCGGCCCATGTGGCTCTCCCGTCGCCCGAGGTCGCGTTACTATATGCGACTGCAAGTGCCTCTGACGTACAAGTAAGAGGCGAGTCGAAAAACTTCGTATAGAAGTCCTCTCCTCGCCCCCCGACACTAACTCCCGGTCCACAGCGCCCTCTATCAAAGAGGTCGTTGATGTGGAAAAGGAGGTTTTGCCCTTGCGGATAGAAGAACTTATAAAGGGTGTATTTGAACTCACCCAGTAGCTCCTCGTCAAGACTCGTAAGTGGATTAAAAACCCAGGTTCCGCATTTCTCATTTGATTTGTGGAACTTTTCAACAGCTACAGCATTCTGCGCATCAGACGTTCTGTCCGAAGCAAGATGCTTCTTTAGGACAGAAGCCAT